AGTGATTAGTTTATCGCCCAACACAAACGCGTCTAGTTTATTATCGTCAACCCAACCAAACTGCTGATGCGCTTTACTAGCCTTGGTTGTTTGCTGTAATTCGTTAATCCATGCGGCTGTGTATGACATTAGTTTATCTATATCCTTCCCAAAAGTAGTTATACCTTGCATAGACATATGCCTACGAAATTCTTCCCGTGCCGTCACCGAAGACAAAGGTACAATAAATTCCCTTATCCCGTCTATTGGCAAGTGTAACGCAAATGCTATTACTTCCCCCAACTCTACATCCTGTAACCTACGTGTAACATAGAAGTCGTAGTGGTATACGCACACCTCTTCTGGGTCACCATCAGCATTTGTACCGCGTATGTATACGCCTCCATTTTGTCCACGAAAATAAGGTTTTGGAAACACAGGTATTTCTACTGTCTTTGTTGTATCGCCAAAAGCTTCTTCTACTATATTATCTTCTGGAGATGCTTCTGCTATCTCTTTCGTCAACATAGCAGGGGTAGATATTTTACCGTTGTTAGGACACGTATCACATAACTCGTTATGTGTAGAGAACGTACTACAGAAGTGCGGCCCCCCTGTATCCTGCATCTTTCGCAATGTTCTACTTAAACTGTAGTCGTCATGTTTACTGGACATCAGCTCTGCGCCCTTGTCCCCATCTGTACACACGTTTGCAATAGATAAACCCGAACGCCACAAGTCATGCGATACAGTTTTTTGGTTTTCTATTATGTGTTTTATTTGCGCACAGCCCGTACCCTTGGCGGTCTTCATTAACAGACGCTTAAAACTGCCACGCTGATTTTCATTTATTGCATCCAAGAATGCGCTTGTGTTACTAGCTTTGTACTTTGTTGGAACTGGTATCAGGTCACCGCCTAATAGATCAGAAAAAACGTCAAAAGAAATAGTCCTAGGTTCTTCAACACCATAAAACGTTACGGGTATAGGTGGAGTACCTTTGTGGTTGTGTGTAGATGGTATCCGCAAAACCCGTGCTACGTCTGACGTAACAGATGGATCAGCTTCAAACCCGTCTTCTTTACATAGTTGCTTGAGGCGTTCAGCTACAGGTAGCCAATCGTCCTTACAGATCAACTCGGATAAAATCCAGTAGACGTGTACACCACGCCCTGAGTTAACAAGTGTAGGATTAGGTAATTTATGTCGCTTGCAGAAAGCACGTAGTTCTACAATAGCAGTTTCTTGATCAGGGAACTCTTTACCTTCACCGCAATCTAAGTCTAGGAAAAAAGACTTCATACCACGTACGTTGTCTGCTTTGCGAGACCCTGCTGTCTCTAACGTAGCCAATGCAAAATATACATCATACCCATCGGCATCGTAGGCATGCGCCGCATCTAAAACGTCAACTACACTGGTGTAGAAACTTTGTTTGGGACTGCCACCTTTAGCCGCAAAAACACAGTAATGGCCTTCGTCTGCTAATAATAATTCTAAAAAGTTTTTTGTTTTCATTGTCACCACTCGTCATAATAAAGTTAACCACGGCTAAACAAATAGCCGTGGCAGGGATAGTTTAGTCGTCCCAATTATCTATGATCGAACCTAAATCTCCATCATCAGAAGGTGGCACAGTTGCCGCTTTTTTAGCGGTTCTTTTTACTGGCTCTTCTTCAAACCCATCATCTGTAGGAGCTTCGTCTAATACGTTATTGCTCTTCACAGCTTTTGGTGTTGATGCAAAAGGATTAGCGTCTTCCATAACAAAGCCACCATCTACAGCACCAAACGGATTACGTACTTCCATAGGAACATACTTAATAACCTGTACAGCTTTTAGTCGTAGCGACACACTTTGTTTACCACCAAAGTCATAAGGTATTAACTGCACAGCTACACTTACTGTACTACCTGTTGTTAACTGAAAATCTTCTGGCAATGGTGTGCCTTGTGAATCCACTTGTAATGGTTTGTTAGTGACTTCACCTTTGTAAGCACCTTTTAGGTTTGCTTTGTGAGTGTATGTACCGTTGTCATCTTTAACAAACGGGTTAACTAACTTGTCTGCCCATTTAGGCTCTTTGTTAGCATCATACGCGCCTTTCATCTGCATAAATAACGCTTTGGCTGTTGCGCTGTCCATACGAAACGCAATAGAAAATTCTGCGTTTTGGTCTCTTGGACTGCAAGGTACACTACGTTTTACGCTTTGATCAAACGCATACGTCTTGTCGATCTTAGGCCATAGTGCTTCTACGTTTTCTACAATGTAAGTCTCTGCCATGTTGTTCTCCTTCTGGCTTTTTATACGTCTTCATCAGCGTTGAAATCAAATTCAAGCTGAGTTTCGGTTGATTCCTCGTGTACATCTTGTATTGCTTTTGTTAGCTCTTCTGTCACTGAGGTTTTGTTAAACCGGTAAGTGTTACCGATCTTTATATACGTGGATTTGGGGATATGCCCCTGCCTAACCCACGCTCGGATTGTGGAAATTGACACGGCAAAATGCTTTGACAACTCCTCTATCTGCACAAATGGTTCTTCATTCATCATTTTTTCCTAACTGAAATTACATGTTCTGTATCGACGTTAAGACCTTTCGGCATTACGTCAGGGTTTTCCTCCAAGAACTGTTTCACATTAGTCTGGTTCAAACGACGGTCTAAAAATTCAGGCATGTCATGTTCTTTTATGAACGAGTACATGGATTCCCAATCTCCAGTCCAATACTTTGTTTTAGTAGACCTAAAAAACAAACCCTCGGAGGTTCTTACGCTTTCTACATTATGCGCATCGCAATAATCTAGTAACGCTTTCTTCAAAGTGTCTAGTTGGCGTACCAACTTTCCATCTTTTTCTTTGTAGTCTGCAGACAGTAAGGCTCTTTCTGCTCTTATCTTTATATAAGCCTTAGTAAGTTTATCCGCAGGGACTTCGGTATTATCACTCATTTTATGTTCTCCTGCTCTAACGAGAATTACACTGTAGTATCTAGTAATGCGCTAGTCAAGTAGTTCTTTGTATAAATCTATCATCTTTGTGTGTACATCAATTCTATTATCAAGAAGTGCGTAAACACGCTTTTCCGCGGCAGAACCTTGCAACTGTACAACAGTACAGGGATGCTTTTGCCCAGACCTGTGAACCCGTGCGTTTGCTTGAGCATAAGTTTCTAACGAAGGCGTTGGCCCCCACCAGACTACTGTGTTAGCTGCTGTTAACGTAACACCGTGTGCCGCTGATTGCGGTTGTATAACTAAAACTCTTGGGTCGCTCGTTGTTTGAAACCGTTTAAATATATCTGTGCGTTTAGCTACAGGTACATCTCCACGGATAACTTCAGTAGTAATCCCGTCACTACGTAGCTTATCTGTTAATATGTCAATAGTGTGTTTAAAAGGTACGAAAACAAGCACCTTTTGGCTACTTTCATCTATTACTTCTCGTAACACCTTATACCTGTGTTTTATATCGAACTCTAAGGTATCGCCTTCATCGGTGTATACAGCCCCTGCCGATATTTGCAGTAGTTTGTTCATAACAACAGCGGCGTTAACTGCAGACACTTCGTCTTCGTGTATTTTCATCGTAAGTTTTTTCTTCAACAGGTTGTAGTATTTCTGTTGTTGCCTTGTTAACTCTACCTTACGTTTCACGTACGTCATGTCGGGGAGATCAAGACACTCTTCCTTTGTAAATCTTATGGCAGGTTGTAACACGTTAAACACAAGGTCAGTAGCTTCGGGTTTAACTATCCACCTAAACTGAGTTACCTTGCGCATGACCATATCACGAAACGAACCAAAGAACCTTGGCACAGTGGTAGGGTCAATAAGTTTTGCCAACCCATAAGCGTCCAGTGGAGATTGCGCGGCAGGTGTGCCTGTCATCATCCACAACCAAGTGTCTTCGTTAACAAGTTTATTTAATATTTTCCAACGTTTAGACTGAGCGTTTTTGTAGTGTGTAGCTTCGTCTACAATAATTAAATCGAAACCACCTTTAGCTATCTCTTCCGATACAATTTCTACCCCGTCATAGTTTATTATAACAAAGTCTGCACCCTGCTCTATTATAGCTTTGCGTTTCTTTGATACACCATGCGCTATATCCACAGTGCGATGTGGTGCAAAAGTAAATAAGTCTTCGCGCCACGCTGAATCCATAATAGATAGGGGGCATATAACTAAAGCCCTTTTAATTTTACCTTGTTTCATCAGGTAGTCAGTAGCCCAGATAGCACTAGCTGTTTTACCTGTACCCTGCTCGTTGAAGCAAAAAGATTTTTTGTTCATCGTTAAGAACGCGGCAGTTTTCTTTTGGTGCGCAAACGGATTGTATTTACCCGTCCACGTATACTGTCCTTGTATAGGAGAAGGCACGTCTATATTTAACGCTCGAAGTGCGTGCATTTCATCGATGCCCCAGTTAACTAGCACTTCATTATCGCGTACAGTTTTACTCTTTGGGACTGTTTTAGTGACACGGTTTGGATTGCGTAGCTTTAACAGCAACGCCTTGTCTTCTATTATTCTCACTTAGTTCTCCTTTCGGGCAGTTGCCCGAACTATTTTTTCTTTTTCTTGTAGTTACGTGCGCGGTTCTTACTTGAACTTTCTATACGTATACCATCTTTGTTAGACCCACCTTTGGACAAGGCTTTCTTGTGGCTAACATCTTTACCTTCACGTTTGTCGGCTTTGCCGTTACCATTCCGGTCTACACCGTTTTTATCTACCTTACGTCTGGCGCGTTGTCGTTCCATACGTGCCTCAAACGGTTTACTACCTACAGGGGCGTTGACTTGCTTCTTACGTTTTCTCATACGTTTGCTCCATTGTGAACACATTCTATTACAGGGCAGTGTCGTCTACATAAGCCGTTAGGCCGTGCGTTCCACACATCGTTTTCTGCCGCGGCTTTCATCTGGTCATACTTACTCAACCATTTCCCCCACAGCTTATGGCTATCATACTCCATATATGTATCTTTTACCAAGTCATTACATACAACAAAAAATAACCCTGCACGTACAGTTTTAATTTGGGGGTACTTGGCAAACAAACCTAACGCCATTAATTCTAGCTGTCCTTTGTCTGCATACTTAGAAGACTTGCCCGTCTTGTAATCTACTACCCATGCGAGATCACCGTCCAGTATAACCAAGTCAGCTATACCACGAAACCAAACGTCCTTGTCATAGAAA